TAGTTCTTCCCATTGAATACCAAAGCGGACGAATACTGTGTATTCAATTGTGTCCTTCTTTGGCTTGTATTGACGGTTAACAGTGATGTCACGCTGGAATGCCCATACACGGTTCTGTGGGAATGTCAAGTCGACATATCCTGCAGGGTAGTAAGGAACTTCCATAACATCAATGCCTAGAACACGAGTAGTGCGAGCACCACCGAATGTCTGTGCTCCGCCATCAAGGTATGATTGACGGTTTTGTGCGGTTCCACCAATTGCTGGTGAGAATGCTTCTGCAATTGCATCAGCAAGTGTACCGTTGTTCTTAACGATGCTTTGGAAAACATCTGTACCAGCATAGAACTTTAGACCAGCCTTTAGTGCACGATACTTACGTGGCAAAGCCAAGATGATATCTTGCATAGCGCCAGTTGTCCACTGGTTATCGTTGATAACTGTAACTGCTTCGTGAGCATCTTCAGTCTGTACACGATTAACGAATCCGTCCATAATTGAAAGGAAGTCGCCAGTTGATCCATCGCCGTTGATCGCTAGATCTTCAATATCATTAGCGAAAGCGTTTGTCATAAGACGAACTAGGTGATCTTCAAGAGCACCGCCTTCAATATTGTCTTCTAGTGATTCTGTAGAAACTTCCCAGTCAAGACGAATCTTTTTGGTTGTTAGTTCTACCTTTGAGAATGTTGCGCCTGCGTTTGTGTAGTTTGGGCTACCTTGAGCAGCAGCACGGATTACACGCTCTCCAACGTTAACCTTCTCGATTTCCATTGTATTAGCTCGCATTGTAACTTTACGACCATCTTTGGCGAGAACTGTTCCATCCCACACGTAGTCGATGAAGCGACGAGCCTGCTCTGGTGCTAGAATACCACCTGATGTACCAGTTGGGTTTACAGCGTTAGGTCCAGTTGTTACACCGAATGTAGCTGTTGCTGTCTGACCGAGTGATGTTGCTGGATCTACGTTACCATTTGCATCACGGGCAGTTGCACCACCAATACCTCCAGATACTGTTGCGCCTTGAGAGTTAATCACTGCTCCGCTGCCACCAGATCCTGGGTAGTTCTTTTCTATATTTGTTTCTTGTTCCGACATATTGTTCACCTCCTAGTGATTTTATATCTTAGTTGAATAGGTCGGTTGATGTGAGGAAACGACCGCCCCATAGGGATTTTTGAACCTTAAGTGGTTCGAACTGTACGATCTCGCCTAGATCGCCAGACTTGCGGAAAGCTGTGTCTGCTACTACGTCATCCACTCGCTTGCCAAACTCATCAAATGTTCCCTTAACTTCCTTAACCTCACTAGTTACGGATTCAAGAGACTTACTTAGTGTCATAATCTGCTCATGTAAAGATTTTACAGTTGAAGAGAGATCGCCAAAGGCATTAGTTAGAGAATCCTTAATGTCTGAAACTGCTTTAGCAATTTCTTCGTTAGATGCTGTTGCATTTGCATCAAGGCTGTCTGCCTTATCTGCAGTATTCTCTACAGTCTCAGCTGCAGGTGCAACTGGAGACTCTGCACTACCATCAGCTGGTTCTGCAGCAGGAGCTTCTTGCGCTACTGGTGCTTCTTCAACTACTGGCTGTGCCTCTGGAGTAACCTCAACTTGTTCAACTGCAGATTCGACTGCTACTTCTGTTGCTTCTGTCATTGGATTTACCTCCTTAGTAATCTTAATTGTACTAATGCCTTTAGCACTATCAACTAAGAACTTTATCATATTTGCTTTTTCTAAATCATCTTTTTCAACAAAACCAATGTTTTTCATTTCTTGTCCAGTTGCAGGACTTACCTGTGTCTCTTCTTCAGAAACAATAACCAATCCAGACTCTTTGTCATAGAACACATTTTCCAGAACAGTGTTATCTGCTTTAATCATATCGACACCATCAACCTTCTCAACTGACATAATGCTAGCAAATTGGTTTGCTGGACTATCGACAAGAGATAGCTCAATGAGGTCATAGTCCTTGATAATTCTAATTTGCTTTTCCATTGTATCATCATATGCGTCATCCCACTTGTTCATTCGTCCCCCGATTGAAAAACCAGTGTATGTACCATCAAGAACTTTTTCCCATGCATCCTGGGCACCCTTAGAAATATAAGTAGAAACGTATACTCCCTTATAGAACTTCTTTGATTCTGGATCAAAATATTTTTCTTCTTTAAATGAGATCATTTTGCCAACAGCAGATGGTTGGTGCATTTCTCTAATGTTCCCACGAAACTTTGCAAAAGCACTCATGCTAGCTTCAGTTGTTACAATGTCCATTTGCTTGTCAATATTATCTAAAGACGCAAATCCTGAAACAAGTCTTCGTTCTTGATCTACCTTGCCAAAAGGCATTGATAGACGAACGTTGTCTCCGTCTGTAACCCAGGAAGCTTTATTTATAATCATAACGTATCTATTATACCAAACATTTATTAGGTTTCTCAGCTATTGAGATGATCTTCCTTCACCTTTAGGATTTCTTCCAGCAATGGTTGCTGGGCCATCTGACTGGTTGTTTACTCTTTCTGTATCTCTTGCTCTATTGGCAGTTGCATTTGACTGAGCATCATTTGCTTGACCTGGAGACATTACAAATGGAGTATCTCCATCTTTGGTTTGTGGAAGATCCAGAGCTTCTCTAGCCTCATTTGGCATCATGATCTGAGTCTTAACAAGACGTTCAAGAATTTGAGATTGAGCAATTTCATCTGTAAGAGTTAGCTCATTAAACTTCAATTCTAAGATGTCTGTTTTTTCTTTAATAATCTTGTTGATAATCTTTTCAAGATGGTGCTGAGCTGGTCTAGAAACCTGCTCTTTAAATGTACGATCTTGAGATAGTGCTGCTGCGATTCCAGAATCAGAACCACCAAGTTTAGAGATTGGAACCTGATGGGCAATTAAAATATCATCACGATTTTGTTTTCTATATTCTTTAAATGAGCCATCTTGGATACCATTTTCAATTGGCTCCATTTTAAATTCAACCTTATTCTGGTCTGTATCTCCAGGAAGTGGAATGTACAGTGTTCTATGAGATTGAGACTTTAGCCCAGTCTGCAAGAATCTAAACATATTGTCTTCTGCATCGGCACTTAGCTTGGCACCCTTTAGGGTAATGATATATCTTGGTACCGCTTTGTTTTCAAAGTAGTCAATATTATATTGTGATGCTAACTTGTCACCAATTAGAGATGGGAAAGCAGCAACAATATCTGGAACACCATAGAAAGTATTTAACGGTGAATATTCTTTAAGATGAATAATCTCATTTGGTCTAGTATCTACCGTAACTGGGTTTTGATTTTTAGCCCCAAAATTTCTAAAGTAAACTACCTGCTGACCAATGATTTGAAGAAAGCCATCGTTTAGTCTACGTACACGAACAGTGGTTGCTGGAATATGACCTAGGTATCCAATGTCACCTTCTACAGTTCTTCCTACTTCAATAAAGCCATTTCCTGTTGCCTGCAGATCTGTGTAAACCTTTTCCATTGTCTTTGTAAATGAATCATCATCATTTAAATTCTCTAGCCAATCACGAAGCTCAATCTTCATTCGCTCAATTCTCTTGCGAGCACGAGAAGAGGCTTGCTCATCGCTTGAAGTTTCAAGGCGCAAAGATGTTCTATCTGAAATATCAAAACGGTATCCAAGGCCTACAACATTTTCTACCTTGGCATCAATAGCAGCATGGTTAGCAAAAGATGTATCATAAAAGTTAGCAAGCTCATACATATTATATGGTGGAGTAATAATGTCAAATAGACCATATCCATTTCGATACACTGTTCCAGGATTAATACCCTTTGTTCCAGTACCGTCTACTCCAGATGACTGAGCATTTGCTGAGTCTAAATATGCTGGAGTCATTTCGGCAGCTTTGTTTAAAAGTCTAACAGTTCTTCTCTTAAAGTTTTGATTAATTCCACCAAGGTCTTTTAGATCATCCCATGTTTTATTAAATGGATCTTGGGCATGAAAAATATTCTCTTCTTGCTCTTGTGTGTTTAGTTTTGCACTAACGTAATCAGAACTATCCCTCATCGCCATACATCCTTAAAGTTTTCTGTGCTGCATCGATAGCACCAAGGTCATTCAAAGAAGGAATTAGTCCTTGCTTCATTCTGTCCTTTTGCTCTGAATATTCTTCTTCTGTTACCCTTGTCAATCCAGGAACAAAGACTGCTGTTCCTTGACCGTCATCTCCATAGGAAATTGCTTCTCTTTTTAGTTCTGCAATCTTAGAGATGTCGCCTTTTTGTGCAGGGATATTCAGGACTGAGCCTGAGCCGTCTGTAAACCATTTGCCAGTTGACTTTTTATATACATATAGTCCCCAGTCATAATGCTTATCAATGACTTTTCTGCGTACGTTGTTAACAATAGGTTTACCAGTTTTTGGGTTTATTAATGAATCCATAACCTCAAGTATACCATATTAGACTGGCAAGAGGGTCTTTGTATCCCATGTGGTGTCAGTATATATCTTCATTTTATTAGAATCAAACGTCATTCCCTCATTATCATCAATAATAATCTTATTAGTTCCTAGGTAGTTCTTATATACGTCTGTTGGGTTAACTCCATACAATTCTGAGCTTGAAACGACCAAGGCTTCTTGCCAGTCGTAGTTTTCACTCCAGTATGTCCAATTCCAGTTTGTTCCATCACTAGTCTTAACCTTTAGCCAAGGTCTGGTAACAACACTTTGAATTGTTTGTAAATTGTTTGCTTGATAGAAAGATATGTTGTTAAATAGTATTGGGCCATTTAGATTGATAGCACCAATATACAGGTCAAAGTTTAATGCGGAAGAGAACTGTAATCCTAGGGATCCCCATTCCTTTATTGTAATTACTGGGTTTTGAACTGATACTCCGTTCCAAAAATACGTTAGTTTTGTATACTCTGTTCCAGTTATGCTGCTCATTGCATATATTTTAGCTCGTGATCCAGACGGACTATCTGCTACCATATAAAACTTAATGGTGTCTTCTTTATACTGAATTTCAAAAATTTCAATTGGTGAGGCAGAGAAAGAATCTTGGTTGGCAAACAGCCAAGCTTGCATAGAACTTACACGATATTCA